CACGAATTAATACCAGATTCCACGGAACTCTCCGGGACGCCACCCATCAGAACGCCGCACTTGCTGCGGCTATTGACGCAGGTCACGGGGTCCTCAGCCTACCGTGCGGATTCGGGAAGACCACCGTTTCATTAGCCATCGCATGTAAACTCGGGTACCGAACCATGATCATCGTACACAAGGAATTCCTCGCGAATCAGTGGGAAGAACGGATCAAACAGTTTTGTCCGGGTGCGACCATCGGTCGTGTACAACAAAACAAGAAAGAGGTTGAATGTGATTTCGTGATAGCCATGCTACAGTCCCTGTCCCTTAAGGAATACTCGTTTGGGGATTTCGATAGTGTGGGTACAGTCATAGTAGACGAAGCACACCACATATGCGCAAAGGTGTTTAGTCAATCTCTGTTTAAGATATGTCCCAATCACATATTCGGTTTGTCGGCGACACCAAACAGGAAAGATGGACTCACGAAGGTGCTTCACTGGTTCATGGGCCCCACATTTTTTGCGGTAGAACGGGAAAATCAACAAGACGTGGAGGTGTTTCCCATCGAGTTTGAGTGTCCCCGTTTTAGAGACCCTCCGCCGTGTACACGATTCGGGAAGCTCTCACTCTCCACGATGATCACGGAACTCACAGAGAACCGCGACCGAAACAAGATGTTGGTCGACCTAATTAAACGCATCACGAAGGGTACGAGACAATTACTCGTGTTGAGTGACCGCCGTCAACACTGCATGATGCTTCATCAGTGTTTTCCAAAAACGTCCGGACTCTACATGGGTGGCATGAAAGAATCGGAACTCACGGAATCTAGTAAGAAAAAGATCATATTCGCGACGTTTAGTCAGGCACACGAGGGACTCGATATACCGACGCTCGACACGGTGATCCTCGCGACACCTAAATCAGATATCGTTCAGTCCATAGGTAGAATCATGCGTGAGACAAAAGGAAAGAAGAACAACCCAAACATTTACGACATCTTCGATCAGTGGTCGGTGTGTCACGCCATGTATAACAAACGTCTGCGCGTGTATAAACAGGGTGGCTTCAAAATGCCCAAGATGAAAGAAGAAGAACCAGATGACTTCGCGCGAGGGCAGTGTTTGATAAAAGTGTAGCCTAATTACAGAATACCGTGTGATTCAAATAAAAGGTCGCAACGGAAACTAAAAAAGGTGATTAGAGCGAAGAAAGCGCCAAATTAGATTATTACGGTATACACCGTCTCATCCATCAATGAACTCGGGGAATGGTCGAGGATCTCGAAAACGCTTAAATTTCTCTTTTTACCATTCGCGTGCTGTGTGAATGGTAAAAGGGTGTTTACTTTTTAATAGAATCCATAGCGGCGAGTGCAAGAACACCCGCGATAAAGAACAAGACCACATAGTTCGTTTCCGTGTCTTCCATTCGAGAACCCCTGGGTGGGGCTCTCTGAGATGGAGCACGCATCTGAGGAACGCGCACTGGCGGCTCTTCCTCGATGGGACAGTACCCTATCATTTATACTGTACGCTTACAAATTTATTTCGACGGACTTCTTCTTACGCCCGCGTTTACCCTTAGTGGTTGTAGACACCTTGACTTCTTTGACATCACTCTCATCTTCGTCACCCTCTGGAGCATCGACTATGTCAGAAATGGCGTCGTCATCGTCGTCTGGGTCAATGCTTGGAATTGGTTCCGGGGGTGTAGTAGACATGGGTGGAACCGGGGGCATCATGATGTTGCCCATCAAACTAGAGATGTCTACACCCGGTCCCTTCATTTCATAACGTTCACCGTCACCACCCGAAGAAGATGGTGGTTCGACTGCACCACGTGGAGTCGTATTCTTCACGGCATCAACCATGTTTTGTACGAGTCCTGGGTTTTGCTTGAGAATATCATTCATATTAGGCATGACCGACTTGAACATACTGTTTGTCAAGTGGAACATCATCGCAGAACCACCAAGCATCATGATGAGCTTGATTTCTGGAGCCACCGTCATCTTGGTTCTATATTTCACATAGAGCTCCTCGAAAACTTCATCGTAATCATCCACATTTTCCATGACATTCTCGGACCAACCATCGAGTTGAATCTCAAATGGGTTGTACTTTTTGTTCAAAAATTCAAGTCCCGTACAGCATGCAATCAACATACGCCTACTAAATTTTATAGACTTTTCAACATCTATACTATAGGTAATTCTCTTAACCTCTGTACGTAAATCGTCGACATTTGAATACACATTGAGTCGCTTGTTTACTGTGAAGCCGCGCTTCTCGAGACGCCCCAATTTGTTTACCAAATCCGCCTTTTCTTCGTCTATAGACTTGTATCCAGGAGAAGGTCGCTCTTCTTGTTGGATCGTGTAGTCTCCTTGCATGTACTCCTGTGGGTCTTCTTCTTGTTCATATTCACCATAGTCGACGGGGTCTTCTTGGTATGGTGGCGGCACCGACTGTTTTGTTGGGTTAGCAAACGCATCGATGTCTTCCTGAACAGCGGACTCCATCGGTGATCTACTCGGTGGTTTGTAAACCGTTGGTTTTGGAATACTCCTCGCAGAACGTGGACGGGGAACCTCGATTTCAATCTCGTCCATGATAGCCTGTTCGTTATCATCGAGTTTCATGACATTTCCCTGACTTCTGTCAAGTACTATCTCTCCGTCCATTACTCTGTACTTTGAAACTAATTCAATTTCTTTAACGCACTTTACATAAAAAATATCTAGTACATAGTAAATGAAGCTTAACCTTAATGCCACCAACCGAAACACGCTCGCTGCGATTGTAATCGTGTTCTGCTTGTTGTCTGTGATGATGGCGCTGTCTCCACGATCCAGAAGTTATTACCAGCCCAGACCTATTAACCTTGAAACCGAGGGCGCCGAGACCGGTTCCATTTTCGACTTGGAACACAAGATTGAATGTGTCCCAGGATCCCCAGAATCTGCGTACTACACCAAGTCTTTGACTCCAGGTGGTATCTGTGGCGACCAAGAATTCGTCAAGAAGAGCGCTGACGCGAAGATTATCGGTGGAATAGGCGGATCTTTAATCTAGGCTTACTGTAAATGAGTAAGGTAAACATCACTCGTCCAGCTTTGCCTGATTTTGATTTTGAATATCACACTATCATGGTCGATACGATCGGCCAAGATAGCAAAAATACATTCACAGTTCATCTCACACAACCAATTGAAAACATAGTTCAAGCAAAACTTTCTGCCGCTCGAATCGATGCAGCGGGTTCGAATGTTTGTCACATTTCAGTGGATGAGTTGAACACAAATTATTCGCAAAGAACTTCCAATGTTTATGGAGGGCAGTCATCTATGACAAATCTTAACAGAGGATTTGGTACCATCATTCAGGCTGGCTCTAACCCAATAATATTTAGAGATGATTATGACGTTGACACGCAATACATGACCCCAATAAGAAAAGTGGATAGACTCACGTTCTCTCTTAGAGATGAAAATGGTGATACGATCACGAGCAGTACTGATAACTTTTTGATTTTCAAGTTTGTGTGTAAGAACAAAAATTTGCCCTTTATTGAATCAGGGCGCTAGGTAAGTGTATTTTTTACCTTTCGTTATATTATAAATGTCGACGGGGATCGTTCAACTCATAGCAGTTGGTGCCCAAGATGAACACATCATGGGTAATCCAGAGATATCATTCTTCTCATCGACATTTAAACGACATTCGAATTTTTCGCAATCCGTCGAAAAACAGACCATACAAGGAAATGTTAAAGGTAATTCCATGTCATCGGTAAAATTTGAAAAAACTGGTGATTTATTGGGATACGTGTATCTCACACTTGATGATAATAAACAGGCGCTCGACACACAAAGGTGGGACAGAATAGTTGAAAAAGCTGAAATATTGATAGGAGGGCACGTCATTGACGCGCAAGATGGTATTTTTACCGAAAAAATAGCCATCGATACGTTTGCACAAAACGTATCTAAAAGCGCAAACGGTACACACCCGGGTGTGAGCGCGCGTTCTTATTTTTATCCATTTAGATTCTTTTTTTGCGAAGGTCCTCAATGCGCTTTGCCAATCGTGGCTTTACATTATCACGATGTCGAAATGCGCATACACTGGGGACCCGATGCAGGAAACTACAACGTAGAAATGTATGCAAACTATTATTATTTAGACAACGAAGAGCGAGGAAACCTTGCATCCAGAAATCACGAAATGTTGATAACGCAAGTGCAAAAGAATATCCCATCCGGGGAATTGACGCAAGAACTCACATTTAATCACCCAGTAAAGTATCTCGCATCTTCGGACACAACAACGGAAGGTGCACTGACTTCGACTACAAACAAGGTTAAATTAAACATAAATGGATTAGATATTGGTAAATATAGGTGGGGTAAACCACATTACATAGATGTCATGAATTATTACCACACAAATTTCGTTACATCCCCAGATTTCTTTTTGTATTGTTTTTGCTTATCTACGAGCTCTCTTCAACCTACAGGTACGTTAAATTTCAGTAGACTCGATTCAGCAAAAATCGTGAGTGAAAATACACCAATCCGTGACCCGATTTATGCAGTAAATTACAACATATTACGCATACAAAACGGGATGGCAGGACTTGTTTATGCAAATTAAAATGCAATACTATATTAAATGGTTAAGAACTTACCGACGGTGGAGCGATCCACCAAAATTAGGTTTGGTAAGAACTGCACGGACGACCAGGCGGAAAATACAATTGTATTCAACGCGAGTAATGCTCAAATAGACGCGAGCATACCCGGGGCGGTGTACATGACACCTCTCCGAGAACAACCCGATTTGTTTGATACAAACGTTACGATGATGACGTATAACACGTCGACTAAAGAGCTCATGGACTCTGGTGTTACGGCATCGGACGTACTTAACTTTGATTTAGAAGACGTAACCATAAACGGGAATGTCACGTCGAATACAATGATTTTTAGAGGAGAAACCGCATTTATTACCGAATCCAGTAAAACTGGTATTTCAAATAGCGCACCCACACACACTTTAGATGTGGGTTCAAATTTATATGTAGACGACACGGGTGATACGATTTTAAACGTCACTGGTACTACGAAAACAAGTGAATTGCGTGTCACTGGAGATGCGCGCGTATCAGGAAACTTGGAAGTTACGGGTGTAGTGACTTCTATTCGCACAGAAAATGTGGTGATGGATGACGCAATCATAGAACTCGCGAACAATAACACGCTTGGAACGACAGATATGGGTGTTATCATGACAAAACCTGGAACAAATGTAGGTTTGGGTTACCGTGGACATGAAAATGAATTCATGGTCGGTTTCACACAAAGTGATGCATCTGGACTCGATTTGGTACCGGATACATCTAATTTGATACAAATGAAGGTGTATGGTGACCTTGATGTGTCTAACACACTCGATGTATCGACGCGCGCTACCGTAGGGTCAAATGTCGTTATAGATGATGATGTGGATAACGTCATATACGTCACAGGTAACACGTACACTTCTCGAGCAGTAAATGTTGGTTCTAATGTCGCGATTGATGACCTCGCTGAAGATGTCATCGTGGCTACGGGGAATGTCGCGATTTCTAGAGGGCTAGACGTAGGCTCTAATGTCGTAATTGATGATCTCGCCGAAGATGTCATCGTAGCCACTGGAAATGTGTACGTGTCCCACGCTTTGGACATTGGTTCGAATGTTATCATTGATGATTTGTCCGAAGATGTCATAGTAGCTACTGGGAATGTCTCCGTCTCCCATGCACTCGATATCGGTTCGAATGTTGTGATTGACGATTTAGCTGAAGATGTCATCGTAGCCACTGGGAATGTGTCCGTGTCCCATGCGCTTGATATCGGCTCGAATGTCGTGATAGATGACCTATCGGAAGATGTCATTTCTGCGGAAGGGAATGTATACGTGTCCCACGCACTCGATGTCGGCTCGAATGTCGTGATAGATGACCTATCGGAAGATGTCATTTCTGCGGAAGGGAATGTATACGTGTCCCATGCACTCGATGTCGGCTCGAATGTTGTGATTGACGATTTAGCTGAGAATGTGATCGTAGCCACTGGAAACACTCACACAACTCGAAAATCAACCATTGGTTCAAATGTTGTGATTGACGACTTGGCTGAGGATGTTATAGTAGCTACTGGGAACGTTTCAGTGTCTCACGCCTTAGACATTGGTTCAAATGTTGTGATTGACGACTTGGCTGAGGATGTCATCGTAGCCACTGGGAATGTGTCCGTGTCCCACGCTTTGGACATTGGTTCGAATGTCGTCATTGATGATTTGTCCGAAGATGTCATAGTAGCTACTGGGAATGTGTCCGTCTCCCATGCACTCGATATCGGTTCGAATGTTGTGATTGACGATTTAGCTGAAGATGTCATTTCTGCGGAAGGGAATGTATATGTGTCACACGCCTTAGACATTGGTTCGAACGTTGTCATCGACGATTTGGCTGAGAATGTGATCGTAGCCACTGGAAACACTCACACAACCCGAAAATCAACCATTGGTTCAAATGTCGTGATTGACGACTTGGCTGAGGATGTCATAGTAGCTACTGGTAACGTTTCGGTGTCCCATGCCTTAGACATTGGTTCAAACGTTATCATTGACGATTTAGCTGAAGATGTCATCGTAGCCACTGGGAATGTCGCAATTTCTAGAGGACTTGATGTGGGTTCGAATGTTATCATTGATGACCTATCGGAAGATGTCATCGTAGCCACTGGGAATGTGTCCGTCTCACACGCACTCGATATCGGTTCGAATATCGTGATTGACGATTTAGCTGAAGATGTCATCGTAGCCACTGGGAACGTTGCAGTTTCTAGAGGACTTGATGTGGGTTCCAATGTTGTGATCGACGATTTAGCTGAAGATGTCATCGTAGCCACTGGGAACACTCACACGACTCGAAAATCAACCATTGGTTCAAATGTGACCATAGACACACTCGCGTCGGATAAAATTTATGTTCAAGGAAACATACACGCGTCTCGTAAACTCACAGTGGGTCCAAATGTTTTCATCGACACACTTCAATCAAATGTCGTGTCTGTCACCGGTGGTATGTATGCATCGGAACACATACACGTGGGTTCAAACGTGTTGATAAATGAATTCAGTGAAGACGTGATAGTAGCCACCGGTAATGTCTCCGTGTCCCGCGCTTTGGATATTGGTTCGAATGTTATCATTGATGATTTGTCCGAAGATGTTATCGTAGCCACCGGGAATGTATCGGTGTCTCACGCATTGGACATCGGTTCGAATGTCGTCATCGACGATTTAGCCGAAAATGTTATCGTAGCCACTGGGAACGTTGCAGTTTCTAGAAGTGTTGACGTGGGATCAAATGTCACCATAGATGATTTAGCCGAAGATGTCATCGTAGCCACTGGTAACGTTTCTGTATCACATGCATTGGACATTGGTTCAAACGTCGTTATCGATGATTTAGCCGAAGATGTCATCGTAGCCACTGGGAATGTGTCTGTGTCACACGCTTTGGACATTGGTTCAAATGTTATCATCGACGATTTAGCTGAAGATGTCATCGTAGCCACTGGAAACGTTTCGGTGTCTCACGCATTGGACATTGGTTCGAATGTCGTCATAGACGATTTGGCTGAAGATGTCATCGTAGCCACTGGGAACGTTTCTGTATCCCATGCATTGGACATTGGTTCAAATGTCGTCATAGACGATTTGGCTGAAGATGTCATCGTAGCCACTGGTAATGTCGCAGTTTCTAGAGGACTCGATGTAGGTTCTAACGTTGTTATTGACGATTTGTCCGAAGATGTCATAGTAGCTACTGGGAATGTGTCCGTGTCCCACGCCTTGGACATTGGTTCAAACGTTATCATTGATGATTTGTCGGATGATGTGATCGTAGCCACTGGGAATGTATCGGTTTCCAGAGGACTCGACGTGGGTTCGAATGTCATCATCGATGATTTGTCTGAAGATGTCATCGTAGCCACTGGGAATGTATCGGTTTCTAGAGGACTCGATGTGGGTTCGAATGTCATCATCGATGATTTGTCCGAAGATGTCATAGTAGCTATTGGGAATGTGTACGTGTCCCACGCTTTGGACATTGGTTCGAATATCGTCATTAATGATTTGGCCACCGATGCTATAGATGTCACCGGAAATATCCGCGTATCTGACACACTCACGAGCGAAGATGTCACATCTAACACTGTACATGCAAACACATACTACGGAGACGGCGGCATTCTTTCTAATGTCACACTTCAAGTTGTGAGCGATAAGGGAAATACAACGTCCAATACAATTCAATTTACAAACCCAACGATGGCATTCGCGACGGATCTCACATCGAATGTTGGTGTAAATTTGGGACAACTCAATGATATTGAAATTGCGGGTGCATCAGACTCACAAATCATCGCATACGACACAGCAAGTAGTACTTGGGTAAATGATTATTTAGACCACACAGTCGTACGTGTAAAAAATACAAATGGATCACCCATGTCAAAAGGTGATATTGTTCATGCGATTGGATCAACGGGTAATGATATATTCAACGTGCGTTTGGCAGACGCTTCAGACCCGAATCGTATGCCTGCTATCGGTATTTTACAGAATGATTT